GCCGACCAGCACGAGGTCGTCCTTCGTGCGCAGCGTGAACCGGAACCAGCTGCACGACTCCTGCGCGATGGCGATCCGGACGGGCACGAGGCGCGCGTCCTGCCATTCGGCCGTGCCGATGATGGCCGTGCCGTAGACCGGCTGCTCGACCTGATCCGGTGGCTGGGCAACATACTGACGATCCTCTCCGTTCGGCTCGTACTCGAAGTCCTTGAAGTCTTGCAGGTAAAGCTCAACGGACCCGGTGGTCATGATCCACAGGGTGACGTACTGCACCTGCTTCTTGACCTGGGCGTCGCCGAAGTCGTGCCACGCGGACTCGTAGATCGAGGTGGGCGGATCGCTTGGCTTGTAGACGTCGCCGACGATGGTGCCCCCCAGCGCGCGGATGCCGGAGAGGACGAAGAGGCCGGCCGGGTTGCTCTGCCCTGCCGTGTTCCCCGTGTTGTGCCCGAAGACCAGCGTGCCGTTGTAGAGGCGGTCGATGCACCCGACCGGGAAGCCAGAGCGCACGGACCACCCCTCCTTCTCGAGGTGGTAGACCACGCCGAGGTTGGGGCGGTCGTCGCCGTTCGCCGGGAAGTAGCAGTGGTAGGCCTTCTCGGCCGGGCTGTACTTGGCCACCGCTCGGGCGGCGCACTCCTGGGTGAGCCTGCTGAGCGTCGACCCGAGCGGCGCGCCGACCTCTTCGAGCCGAACGGTCGAGCCACCGTCGAGGCCTCCGGAGATGCTGTAGATGCCGTCGAGCGCGAGGAAGAAGACGCCCTTGCCGGGCACGGAGTCAATGGTCTGCGGTGAGCGGCAGGCGATCTGCTCGGACAGCGACTGCACCGAGAAGTCCGGGTAGCTCCCGGTCACGATGTCGATGCCGTTCTCACGGAAGACCAGCAGGTTGTTGTAGTGGGCGAAGAGGCCTGTGACCGCCCCACCGTTGCTGGCCAGGGCGATGTAGTCGGCGGCGCCGAACTGGTCGATGAAGGTCGGCCGGCTGAAGTAGAGGCGGTTGCCCTCGTCCGCCCCGCCGTCCAGCCACAGGCAGCTCTTGAACACGGCGCAGCACCTCGCCCGGGGCGCCGGGAAGATGACGCTGTCGACCAGGGCCGGAGCTGCGACGCTGAAGCTGACCTCGCGCCGAGCACAGTGGTAGAGCTCCTCGACGTTGTTGCGGACGTCGGCGATGAAGTAGAGGTCGCGCTCACCGTTGAGGCTGCCGTAGATGCGCCGGGCCACAGTGCCGGGCGGCCCCAGCGGGATGCGGATCGACGGCGCGTAGCGGACGCTGTTGTCGCCCGCCTCGATGCGCCACGTCACCTCGACCGTGGTCGACCTGGGGCTCTCGCTCCCCGTGTCAGAGATGAAGCTCACGGCGAACTGGAAGACGTTCTTCTCGTCCGCGGACCCCGCCTCTTCAGCACCCATCCCGAAGATGTTGGGGAACACGCTGGCCTTTCCAGCGGCGGGATACCAGTTGGTGGTGCTGTCCCCGGTGTACTCGTTGGTCGAGGCCATCGGGGTGCCCGCGTCGATGGTGGCCACGCGCAGAGCGTTGGGCTGGGGCGGCGGCCCATACCACCCGACCTGGCGGGACAGCGAGGCGAGCTGGGCAGCGGTGACCTCCACCGCGCGCGGCAGTGGCCAGGGCCGCACGATGATGGGGCTGTCGTAGCCGTTGGTGATGACCACCCGATCCCCGTACTGGGCGTAGACCGAGGCGGTGTCGGTCGCCGTGGGCACGAACCTCGAGCCGAGGTTGAAGATGACGTTGGCCTGACCCACCTCGTAGTAGAGGTAGAGGGCCCCGCCGCTCTCAAGCAGGATGCTCTGCCGGGCGCCGCCCGTGCTCTGCTGCATCACGAAGAGGCTGTCGATCCGGCCCAGGCCAGCGAAGGGCGCGAAGCCGTCCGCCGGGTCAGGGCGGTAGCGCTCGTAGCCGACGCGCGAGCTGAGCCCAAGCGTGCTGCGCTCGACGGCCCAGTTGTCGATGAGGTTCGCGGAGACCGGCGGCTGGGGCAGCGACTGCTCCATCCCGCCGACGACGCGGACTTGAAGGGTTTGGCCTTTCAAGTGTGCACCAAGACGCTGTAGCGGGAGTATCGGCCAACACCCATGTTATCCCCCCAGTTGCCCTTGACGATTCTGCGCGACGTCGAGATCAAGTAGCGCCGCTCCATCTGGAGCAGCTCGCTCTCGTACTTGCGCTTGTAGACCTCGGACTGCGTGACGTTGTCGTGCTTGAAGAGGACGTCGGCCAGCGCCCGGTACGCGATGACCATGCGGTGCGCCGGCGGCACGAGCGAGACGTCGTTGTCCTCCGTCATCGGCTGGTGGCGCACCATGTAGCGGACCTGGAAGACGTAGTCCTTGTCCTGCCTCGGGTAGAGGCGGATGCGCTGGACGAAGCCGTCGGGGTTCTGCATCCGCTCGCCGTTGAAGAGGCTTTCGGACGTGGTGAGAGTGGTGACCGAGAGCTGGATGGTGCGCGCCGCCACGTCGGTGGGGAGCAGCTCCATCTTGGCGCCGGGCGTGAGCGGGTCATCAAGCAACCGCCAGGCGTTGAAGCCGAACTGCGTGCTCCTCCAGTAGTAGCGCTTGTACAGGCCGGAGTTGGCGGTCTGCGCCGAGGGGGTGAGGACGAAGTCCTGCAGGTCCGTCGCGGTCAGGGTGACGATGTCGCCGTGCGCGCTCTCCCGCCCGGCGAAGACCAGGGTCGAGCAGAACTCCACCGTCCGCACCCCGCGTGCCGCAGCCACAGCGGTGGTCAACACGAAGTTGACACGAGGCCCGTTGATGTGCGCGGGGTCGTACCACACCCAGTAGATCGGGAGGTTGATCTCCCCGAGCGGAAGGTTCCACCACTCGTCCTCGTACCGGGTCAGGTTGTCGAGCAGGCCTGGGTCGTTGGGCGTCATCGCCTGCGTGCGACGCGCGACGCCGAGCACCGAGGTGCAGTCGGCCGGCAGGTCGATGTAGCGGTTGATCACCTTGGCGGCGTAGGCACCGGTGGCCGAGGTCCACGCCGACGAGATGCGCAGGTCGGTGCCGCTGACCACGTTGTTGATGATGAAGGTCTCGGTCTCGCCGCTCAAGAGGGTGACCTCGAGCTCTTGCCCTGCCATCCACCCGAGGAAGCTGCCGGCCGGGCCGGTCACGACCTGCGTGTTGATCGTGAAGGTGAGCGCGGCGAAGCTCACGTCCTTGAAGACTTGGACGTCGGCCACCCGGTTGATGAAGGTGAACGGCTTCTCCGAGCAGATCGAGCGGTCTGCCTCATTGAGCAGCGCATCGACCTGCTTGCTGTACTTGGGGTTGGTCGGGCTGTAGTCGAGGATGTTGGCCACGAACTCCCGCAGCTCTTTCAGGGACGACGCAGGCATCACAACTCCTAAGCGAAAGCCCCGCCCGCAGGGTGTGCGGACGGGGCCAGTGTACCCGCTTGGGGCGGGCAGCGGAGATCAGAACTGCGGGAGGACGTAGACCTTCGCCAAGTTGCTGGTGTCCGCCTCAACGGCGATGGCAACGATGGGGCGCTGGTTCACGGTGGCGGCACCGGACTCGACGATGTCGGCGGCAATGGCCAAGCGGCCTGCCGTCGCGCCCACGATGAGGCGGGAGCCCGCCACGGTCGCGCCGTCCACGTTCGCCGTGACGATCCCACGCGTGACCACCTCGATGCGGCTGCCCGCAGTCAGGGCGCCCGTGGGCTCCGCAGACCGAAGGACCACACCGATGACGCAGGTGTCGGTGGCGGTGCCGGTGTCGCCCTTGACGATGACAAGCGCCTTGTCGGAGTCCGCCGTCTTCGACAAGTCGAGGGAGACGCAGTCGCCGACGACCAGCGTTTCGCCAGCGATGAAGACCTCCTCCACGCGACGGTTCGAGGCGCCAGCAGCGCTGACCCCACCAAAGTCGGAGTCGGTGTTGAGGGACTGAAGGATGGTGTTGGTGGCCATGATCAGGTCTCCGCGTTGGTGAGGATGCCGTGGCCGGACAGGTTGCTGGTGCAGACCTGCATCCGCAGGGCGATCTGGGCAGACATCGCCGCGTAGCCGGAGATGGTCTCCATGTCGCCAAGCTCGAACTGCGCGTCTTGGTCGAAGTAGACGTTGAACAGCTGCGAGTTGAGGAAGTACATCGACATCTTGTTGGTGCCGCCCGAGCCGGTGAACCCGAGGTTCGGCTCGATGTACATCGCGGCGCCGTTGAACGCGAGGGCCAGCTTGCCGGCCATGTTCCGCTCTTCGGTCGCCGAGGTGTAGCGCTCGAGCTGCTGGAGCTCATCCTTGTAGAGCCCGTAGGAGATCGGGCTCGCGAGGATGAGGTCCACGTCGCCCTCGGGCGCGTACTGCTGGACGTCGATCAGGAGCTGCTGCATCTTCTTGAGGCCGTTGGCCGCGAAGCTGCCGCTCTGCACTTGGTTCTGCCAGCTGGTCGGGAAGCCCGACTTCGCGATGCCGCCGACCGTGTTGGTCTGGCTGCCGAAGGCGACCTCCTCGAACCAGCCGGTCGCGCCGTCGAGACCGTTCAAGGTCTGCAGGTCGGTGAGGATGGCGCTGTTGCCGGCGATGATCTGCTTGCAGATCTCCCGCTTGAACATGCCCATCGTCTGCTTGAGCCGGGCCTCGGCGATCCGCACGATGGCGCGCTCGCCCTTGTTGGACAGCTCCTCCTTGCGGGTGATCACGACCGGGGCGGTCGCGTCGCACCAGCTGTAGGAGGCAGTCCGCATCGGGTCCTTCACCGCCAGCGACACGGCCTCGTAGCCGGTGGTCAGCTGGGTGATGGTCGAGTGGTCGGTCAGGATGACCGGGCTGTCGATGTAGCTGCCGCCGTCAACCTTCTCGACGTTGCCGAGGCGCTGCACGGCATCGAGCAGGGGGATGGTGCGGAAGGTGTTGTCGACCTCTTTGTCGCGGAGGATCCGCAAGGTCGATGCGAGGATGTCGTTCTGAACACCGGTGGTCGTCGGCATGTGCGTGGCCTCTTCGCGCCGTCGCGGCGCGGGGGAGCGCGTGGATGAGGAGGCGAGGCGTGTCCGGTAGCCGGGGCCAGCATGGATCTCCAGCGCGGCGTGTCCCGAGGGGGCTCACGCTGGAGACGCCATGGAGTTGTAGCCTAAGCCTTCGACTTCTTCAACGCTTGGTAGATGTCCCAGGCGTTTCCGCTGCGCACGTCGGCAGAGACAACCTCTCGGCCCGGCTTGGCGCCCCGGTCCCCGATGACGGCGGCCCGCTGCATGGCGCGCTTGCGGACCTCGGCTTGCTCCCTCTGCTGCTGCTGCTGGGCCGACAAGCTCTTGCCCTTGACCATCCAGTAGGCGGCCTCCAGGCTCAGGTTCTTGTCAGCTTGCAGGGCGGCGAAGACACCGGCCTTGATCTCAGGGTTGGACACGAGGTCAGGGTTCTCGGCCTTGAACGACTCGTACCTGGTCGCCGCCTCGCGCTGGCGCTGCTGGGTGCCCAGGGGCTC